CAGCTGCGCTAGCGAGTCAGCGACAAGGCGCGTCTGCCGCATCGTCTGCGAGTTCGCAGGGCCGGCAGTTCTCGATCGACATGTACAAAAAGCAGCGCAAGCACTATCTGCAGGACCGGCAGTTCAACATCTCTCGCGAAGATTCATCCATGCAGCGCCTGGTGAAAGATTCGCAAAAAGCCGGCCTTCATCCTCTCTTCGCTCTTGGCGGCACCACTGGTGGCGGCGGCCAAGGCACCTCGCAAGTCAGCATCCCGGGCTATCCACAGGGAAGTACCGCGCGCAACGGCATCGCAGAAGCGGGCCGGGCTATCTCGCGCGGCATCAATCAATCGGAAACAAACAAAATGTCTCGCCAGGCATTCGCACTCCAGGCAACACGCGTCGCGGCAGAAGTGTCACGCGACGAAGCGCAGGCAAATTACTACAACGCCATGGCGGCAAAAGCTTCTCAGGAAGCAAACTCCGGTCCTCGCATGACAGAGGACGGAGCCATCGTGGTACCCATTGGGCAACGACCCGGGCAACCTCTCACGATGTCAACACAGACACCGCGGGCAACGCGCATCACGCCACATGTCAACGCACCACTCTGGACGACCGTGGAACGCGGCAACAAGAGGTACAAGGTGCTCAACGAGGCTCTTCAGGCCGACGAAATTAATCAATTCATCATCTACGCCCAGGGCAGCTTCGAGTACTTTAAAAATTCAATGTCAGCTATCGGCTTCAAACCCTGGGAGGCCGGCCGACAGGCGTATTCATTCTTCCGCAACATGACGCGGGAAGGACAGCGCTTAAGGCGCTCGGCAAACAAAAGGAGATTCAACAGATGAGGTTCAAAAGACGTGGTCAAACTTCCAGGCGCAGACGTGGTGGTCGGTCGTTCTCTCGCGGCCGTGTTTCTCGTGGTCGCCGCTCTAGCCGTCGAGGCGGGTCTCGACGCGGTTATTCAGGTGCAGCTCCAGCCATCGGCTATAGACTGTAAGTGAGCTTGAGCTCAGGCTTTACTGAAAATTCTAACAGGTGTAGATACACATGCGACACAAACATACGCTCAGCCATTATCGGCTCTTAACCGGAGACATGGGTCGTCTCTATCCCGTCGGTCTGGTCGAGGTTCTCCCCAAGGACACGTTCCAGCACTCGACCTCACTTTTCTTACGCTTCTCTCCGATGGCGGCCCCCGTCATGCATCCGGTCACTGTGCGCATGCACCACTTCTTCGTTCCCCACCGGTTGGTGTGGGAAGAAGCAGAAGGTGGCGGATGGGAGCAATTCATCACGTCCGGACCAGACGGCGAGGACGCACAAACGGTACCAACATTACCAACGACTGGCACCGCAGCGGACCTCTACGATTACTATGGACTACCCCAACAGACCGGACTCGAAGTATCGGCGCTCCCTATCCGAGGGTTCAATCTCATCTTCAACGAATGGTTCCGTGACCAGGATTTGGTGGACAAACGTCTCGAAGACGACACGGGCATTCCCCTGGTCTCCTGGCAAAAGGACTATCTCACTACCGCACGACCCTGGCCGCAAAAAGGACCGGCCATCACGCTGCCCCTGGGGACGAAAGCTCCAGTTGTCGGCATTGGTAAAAACACCGACCAGTTCTTACGTTCAAATCAAACCGTGCGTGAAACCGGCGGCACCGAGCCCACCTACGCATCGTCCGCGCAAGTCGATGGCATCGACCAGCACGAACGCTTCGACGTCCTTGAGGACACGGACCACCCGGGCTTCCCGGCAATCTACGCCGACCTGTCGCAATCAGAAGCGATCCCAATCAACGAATTCCGAAAGGCATTCGCTTTACAACGCTATGCAGAAGCTCGTGCACGGTACGGCTCTCGCTATACGGAATATCTCAAGTACCTGGGCTGCAATCCGCGCGACTCGCGTCTCCAGCGTCCAGAATATCTCGCGGGCGGCAAAGCCCGCGTGTCTACTTCGGAGGTTCTTCAAACGTCCGACACCACCGGGGTTGAAGCGGAACGCTTTGGCGTTGGCGATATGTATGGTCATGGTGTCGCTGCAATGCGCTCCAACGCCTATCGTCGCACCTTCGACGAACACGGCTACGTCCACACAATGGTGAGTGTTCGGCCCAAAGCCATCTACACCAACGGTGCCGAACGTCATTGGCTACGCCGCTTCCGCGATGAGTTTTGGCAACGAGAACTCCAGCACATCGGTCAGCAAGAAATTTGGGACGGCGAAGTCTTCGTCGACACCACCCCAACAGACCTCGAAACTTACGGAACCTTTGGCTACGCTGATCGCTATCGAGAGTATCGTGAGCAGCAGTCCCGCATCGCAGGAGAGTTCAGATCAGTTCTTGACTACTGGCACCTAGCTCGCGACTTCGCGACTCCCCCCGTGCTCAACCCGTCTTTCATAGAGTGCGACCCAAGTAAACGCATCTTCAACGTCCAAACTCAGGACACTCTGTGGATGGCTGCACAGCATCGACTCGTCGCACGCAGACTCGTCTCCCGTAATGCGGCTGGCCGCATCCTTTGAGCGTCGCGGAGGAAGTAAGAGCGCTTCGAGAAATGCTCGAAGCGCATATCGCCGAATCACGGCGCTCCCAGCGGGACACTATCCAGGCACGCCCTCGCGTGCCCGAGCTTCTAGATCCCGTGCCTATGGAAGGCGCGGTCTCCGGCCCGCCCGGGCCGGCTCCCATCACCGAGCAACTACAGGCTTACATCCGTGAAGTGGTATCCCAACACGCCGGCGAGGAGGACATGGGCACATTCGCCCAGGAGGACGACTTCGAAGAGGAGGAAGCCGACCTGCTCGACTTGTCGGGCTTTGAGGTCATGGATTACGAAATGGAGGAGGAAATTCCCGTAGAGGACCCGTCTCCGCCTCCTGAGAGCCCTCAGGTGCCATCTAATCAGGGCACCCCTACCCAAGGTACCCCCCCAGGGGAGCCTGCACCGCCTGCTCCCCCACCGGAGCCCCCGGCGACTCCCCAGTAACCTACTTGATAGGTTACTGTGCTCACCCGAACATAGAAGCCTCCAGACTTGCAATGATTTGCGCTTTTCCTGCTCGGGTTTCGAAGGAAACTACCCGGCCGTGTGGCAAATGCCACCCGTGCCGGGAAAACCGACGTCGGAAATGGCAATTACGGCTGGAATTAGAGGCGAAAGCCCACGAGCACACACTATTCATCACCCTGACCTACGCACCGGAGCACCAACCGACATGCATAGACCCGAACTCCCAAGAGGAACTTGGTACTTTGCGAAAAGCCGACCTCATAACGTTCCTCAAAGCGATACAGCGCTCGGCATCGACTATCCCATCCTCTACGAATTTTCCCGGCAAACCGGGGAGGTATTACGCCTGTGCCGAATATGGGACGAAGACCGAGAGGCCGCACTACCACGCGATTTTATTCGGTTTGGAACCGACATGGCACGAGACGATAGAAAAAACGTGGAAACACGGCTTTGTCTCGACCCGCACGGCCGACCGTTCATCCCTGCGTTACACGCTAAAATATTGTCTCAAGAACGAATCCGATCCGGACAGCCCCTGGTTGCGGGGACGGCAACCGACCTTCGCTCTAATGTCCAAGCAGCCACCGCTTGGGACCTCCTATCTACCCCTGGTCGCGCAAATGCTGAAAAAAACGGCATTCGATTCCCAGGACAACCCCCTCTGCGAGATACCGAAGGTTCTTCGCATTGACGGCGAGCTTTTACCCCTCGACCGAACTATGCTTGAATACTTGAAACGGGAACTAAACCTGGAGGAACACCAGGAGGCTGCCGCCTTTCCCAGAATCATTCAGCAGGCACCGACAGATGCCAAAGCGTCGCAAGCGCTCAACAAGCACAAAAAGGCGTGGCTACGCCGTAAGGCTCAGAAAGGATATTCCGTCTGAGCCCATCAGGAGAACCCTCCATGTCCCGACCGTACAAAGAGAGACCATCACAACACCGGGCGCGATTTATCGCTCGCACCAGCGGCCCCGAGTCGTTGCGGTCTATCGAGCGGCGGAGCCGCAAAAAAGGGACAGGACCGGAGGACGACCTGTCCGACGAAGAGATAGAGTTCTTCTCAAAACAGCATTGCCTAAAGCTGTAAACCTGTCCGTCTGTCAAAGACGGCACTCCCGCCGCGAAGCTATCTTCGCGAGCGGCAAGTCAGGTAATCAAAACCACCAATCCTATCGGCGCACTGCCGATTCAAAACGGAGTTGCTAATGGTTGCACCAGTCATCATCGCCGCGGGTATCGCGGCAGCAGCTGCGCTAGCGAGTCAGCGACAAGGCGCGTCTGCCGCATCGTCTGCGAGTTCGCAGGGCCGGCAGTTCTCGATCGACATGTACAAAAAGCAGCGCAAGCACTATCTGCAGGACCGGCAGTTCAACATCTCTCGCGAAGATT